CACTGATTTCAGTAAACCAATTGACTTCGATAAGTTTGAGAAGCCTGAAGAACGTGGAACACTTGGTGACTTGGGTCGTGCATCATTATCTGGTCTGGCTAAGTATCAAGGCGGTATCGGTGGATTCATTGAGAAGGTATCCCGTTCTGTTATTCCTGATGAGTTCCTGGATGAAGAAGGTAAAATTTTAGGTTGGAATCTTCCCGGTGGTGATACTAGGGAAGCGACTGAGAAAGCAATTGAGAAGATTGACTTCAAGGTTCGACCCGGTGCAACCACTGCTGAAATTGAAAAGCGTTTAGTCAATGACGGAATCAGTCTGGGTCTCGCTGGTGATCTCGCATATTTAATGGCGGTCACTGGTGCTGAGTCCATGTGGTATATGCTGGCAAGCGTCACTGGTGTCGGGTTAGCAACCAACTATGCAACACTCAACAGTCAGCTTGCTGAAGATCGTGCAGTCAACAAAGGTGTGGATCGTGCAGGATTAGCTGAACTAATTGAAACAGCGCCCGGTGCAGCATTCTCAACACTATTGGATAAGATCGGTACGAAGGGTGTCACCGATATGTTCATAGATGATAAGAAGATGTTGTCGAAGTCCGGTACAGAACTGTTCAAATTTTTAGCCAAAAAAATGGGTAAAGGTTTAACCAAAGAATCAGCCACTGAAGGTGTTCAGGAAACAGGCGAATACCTATCAACCACAGCTTTCACCAATGAAGATGTCACACTTGAAGAAGCAGCTAGAACATTCGTATGGGGAAGTGTGTTGTCATTCGGTATATCTGGACCAGCATCAGCAGCAGCTACAACAACGGATCTGATACGAGTTCGTGAATCACGTAAGGAATCTGTCACACAGAAAGAGCAGACCACACTTGATCAGTTGATCGCTGGTGTTACTGAGTCGAACCTGAAGAAGCGTTCACCGGATAAGATCAACGAGTTCCTGAACCAGCTTGCACCGGGACAGACTATTAAAGTGGACGCACAGGGTCTGCGTGATTACATCGATCAGACCACCACTGAACTTGAAGAGGGTGAGACGGGTCCAGCATTACCGAAGCAGACTATTGATGTCGAGAATAACCCGGCGCTGGTCAAAATGAATGAAGCCATTGATGAGGCAATCATCGCAGGTGGTACTGTTGAATTAAGCCTGGGTGACTTTGCCCAACACATTATTGGTACAGAGCATGAGCAGGCACTGCGTCCGTTCATGAAGATGACTGATGGCGCGATGACACCTACTGAAATCAATGATCATCGTGCAGCAATGGAACAGATTTTCAAAGAGATCGAGTCTACTGCTGAAGAAGATCAGAAGTCCTATGATGAAGCCAAGACCCTGGTTGAGGGTGTCCAGGCTCAATTGCAGCGTACCGGGACAGTCAATCGTCGTAATGCGAAAATCATGTCAGAGTTGTTCGCAGCTCGTATAACCCAGTTTGCACGAGAGAAGAACGTCAGCATTAAAGAAGCGTTCAAGATGTCCGGCTTCGGTGGCATCACAGGGCAACATGAGACAACGCAACAGCGACTCGATGATGAAGCTGTGTTGAAATCTGAGCTAGATCTGGAAGCATTGATCGCTGATTTTGATGATCTCGGTTTTGACTCAGAGATGACACCTGAAGAAAAAGCATTAATCATGGAAGCCGAACCTGAAGAACGGCTGGGTCGTTTACTGGAAGTCACTGGTTTAGGTGAAGATGCTGCGTGGACTGATGAGCGATTAAACCGAGTTATATCTGAAAACTTATCAATGGACTGGACCGACAGTAGAATTGCATTTGTGGATCCCGCATCTTTCGTAAATTCAACTCATCCTGATCCGCAGGTTATAGCAGATGAGGCAGGAATACTCGACGAAGAGAAATTAAAAGGTGAAGAACAGACTCCTTTTATCTGGGTCGATGGTATGGGTCGGATTGTGGCACATGAAGGTCGTCACAGAATGGCTGCACTTTCTGCAGCAGGAGTTAGTAGAGTCCCGGTTAGAGTTCGTTTCATGGACGGTACTGATTCAATCGACACCAATGATGAAAGCAGGTCGTATAGTTTTAAGGGTCAAGAATTCGACTCAGGAACATCCCAGGATTTAAACTTGGATGAAAGTTACCTCGCACTCCCTGAGAATGCGGAACTGATTAAATCGAAAATGAGTCCTGATGCTGCTGTAGTGTTTCAAGCACAGGAGCAAGGATATGAAGTCACCGATCAAACTGAAACGGAAGCATTCCAAAAGTGGGCTGGTGACAATGCTGAGATAGTTGAGTCAGATGAGATTAATGATACTGACTTCTCTGAAGACAAGCCTTACGTTTTAAGAGTGTTTCATGGTACGACTCACAACATTACTGAGTTCATGGGCGGTGATAAAGGTAACAAAGAAGGTCACTTTGGTGCGATCAACTACTTCACCAGTTCAAAATCAGATGCTGACGACAACTATGCGGGGGAAGGTCCGGATCTGACTAATAGAATTGAGCAACGTGCTGAACAATTAGAATACGAAATACAAGAATCCATCGATGAAAATGGAATAGAAAATGTTATTTTCGAGTCAGGTTTAGTTGACGAAGGTCAGTTCAATGAAGCAATGGATATAGCTCGTGAGTTGGTGAGAGAGGAGCTATCAGGTGGTCAAGATCAAACATTAGAACTATTTGTCCGTACAGAAAAACCATTCATTGTGAACGATGAGAACACACCTTGGATTCAGTTCTTCGATGAATCTGAAATTGAATCTCAGTCTATTGACCGGGTTGCTGAAAACAACGATCTGTCTGTTGAAGAGGTTACTGAGAACCGAGACGAACATGACGATGAGATTATGGATGCTCGATATGAGATCATGGATGAGATGGAACATCCTCTGATTGAGGCAGTTAACACTGTTGCATCTCGTTACGATATTGATCCTGCTGAAATTCTTGAACAACTATATGATGTGACAGCAGAAGGTGAGATTCAACATTCAAACCTTGAAGCAGCATTGAGAAGTAATGAAGCGTTACAATATGTGGAAGACCCGAAATCCGGTGACATCATGGGATCTCAAATTGTCACCGATGTTATTCAGGAATTAGGATTTGATTCAATCATTCTGAAAAACGCAGAGCAGCAGTTTGAAAGCATGAACATAGATCACGGCACAAGTCACGTTCATGTATTTGATGCGAACAACACCAATATCAAATCAGCCACAGATAACCAAGGTACGTTCGACAGAACTGACCCTAACATCCTGAATCAATCAGCATACCACGGAACACCACACCAGTTTGACAAGTTCAGCCTGGACGCAATGGGGTCAGGTGAGGGCGCACAAGCTTATGGTTGGGGGTTGTACTTCGCCAGTAAGCGAAGTGTGGCTGAATGGTATCGTGAGGTGTTGGCTCGTAGTAGTGACTATAATTATGAAGGAAATTACGATGCTAGTGTTGAATACGGACTGAGAACGCTGAAAGAATATGTTGATGATTCTGATTATACTATTGAATATTTGATAGAAAACCCTGTCGAGTTTAGATCATATATCGAGGGTATAGCCAACTCAATTGAAGAGGATATGGGTGACGGTTGGGGAACTCGTGCGGGGGAATTAAGAGAGCTTGATGTTGCTTTAATAAAACCACCATCTGACGGCAACCTATATCAAGTAGATATACCTGAATCTGATCTTCTACTGGATTGGGATGCTTTGATTAATGACCAACCTAGTTTCATAAAAACTGCACTATCATCATCGGGTATTGATGTCCCAATAGAACCAAGTCTTTCTGAGATAAAGGACATTAAGCTGCGTAAAATCGTCGCTGCTGCTTTGAAACAAGACTCAGCAGATAATATAGAAATAATGATCGATAATGACCGAAACCTCTACAATGATGCTTTGGCATACGGTAAATCAGAAGGTCTTGATATGGATGAAGCAAGTCCTGGTGAATTTATTGCGGAACAGGTTGAAGATTTTGTCAACAAGATGATTAAGTACCAAAAGTTTAATGGTGCTGAACTTTACCGAGGGTTGATTGAACGAGGAGGTTCTGATCAAGCTGCCTCAGAACTTCTGAACTCAATCGGTATCCCAGGACTCAGGTATCTCGATGGTACGTCTCGTGGTACGGATGGTGATTCAAGCAATTATGTTATCTGGGATGAGAACTCAGTCACCGTTGAAGCCGTGAACGATGAGGTGCGTCAGGCTGAACAACTGGAACAACAGGAATCAGAACAAATTATTCGTGGTCAGTTCAATACGGTTGAGAAGTCAATTGCGTTATTCAAAGATGCAGACCTATCCACGTTCGCGCACGAGATGGCACACTTCTTCCTGGATCTGGAACAGACTCAAGATGGTGTACACCTGGGTGCAATTAAGAACTGGTATCGCACCAACACAGTATCTGTTGCTGAAGAAGCGGGTGTCACTGAGGCTGATGTGATTAGTTACCTGGACAATGAGACCACAGGTGATCCAGCGATTGATCGCAAGATTTATGTAACCACTCATGAACAGTTTGCACGGTCATTTGAAGCGTATCTGATGGAAGGTAAATCACCATCGATGGAACTTCGTCGTGTATTCAAGGCATTCGCTGAATGGTTGACTCAGATCTATCGCACTGTGAAAGGATTGAATGTCCCCATTGATGATCAGATCCGTGCAGTCTTTGATCGCATGTTGGCATCTGATGAACAGGTCGCAATGGCGAACACTGAGAATCGATACGCACCATTATTTACTGACGCGGTTATGGCAGGGATGGGTGAAGCTCAATATGAAAAATACATTAAGAAGCAGAAAGAAGCGACTGATCGTTCAGAAGAGACTTTGTTCGATAAGATGGTTAAACAGATTCGCACCCGCGAAACACAGTGGTGGAACGACGAACGTAACTCGAAAGCAGATGATATTGAAGAACAGTTAAGCACTCAGTCAGTTTATGTGGCACGAGCGGCGTTATCCATTAAGAGCGGGAATGTAAAGCTGGATCGAGCCAGCGTGAAGGAGGCACTGGGTGTTGAAGTATTGCCGCCACAGTTCCGCAACATGACGTTGACGGGTGGTGCAGGTATGAATCTGGATGAAGCTGCCGATCTGTTTGGGTTCGACTCAGGTGATGCGATGGTGAACGCCATGAATGCCGCACCTACAATGAAGACTGCCGCACGAGATCAAGCTGAAGCTGAAATGATTCAAAAGCATGGTGACATCTTGAACGACGGAACCATTGAAGAGATCGCACAGGACGCGGTTCATGATGAAAACCGTGGTGAGTTGATCCTGATTGAGTTGAAAGCATTGAATCGGGGTCGTCGTGTTCCCGCTGTTGAGAAGCAGAACCTGAAGAAGATTGCTGCCGATAAAATTGATGAGCTGTCCCTGAAGGAGATTCGACCAGACAAGTATCGTCGTGCTGAAATCAAAGCTGCACAGGATGCCCGGTCAGCATTGGAGAAGGGTGACCGTAACGCAGCCAAAGAAGCGAAGACTCGACAAGCAATGAACTTTTACTTGTATCGTGCTGCACAGGATGCACATAAAAATGCAGAACGTGTCACTAAATTTATGGCGAAGTTCCGCAAGACATCGGTGCGTGAAACATTGGCGAAAGCTGAAAGTGGATACTTACAACGCATTGATGAAATACTATCACGGTTTGAATTCCGTAAGTCTGTATCAGTGAAGAAAGCGAGGGAGTCTCGACAGTCGATTGAATCCTGGGCGAACGAACGTGCGATGGCAGGTGACAATATTCAACTAACCACTGAGGTACTCGACGGTGAATATCGTCGTCATTACCGAGAAGTACCATTCGGTGAGTTGATGGGGATCTACGAGTCAACGAAGAACATCGACCACGTTGCGCGATTCGCTGAAAAAATGCGACTAGCTAAAGAGGAACTGGACTTCAATGTAGTCAAGGATCAGTTGATCACTGAGTTGGAAGCAAACAAGAAGGATAAGCCCACACCGGATGCGGATGCGCGTAACCGTAAATTCACCAACACCGTGAAGTCGTTCATCAGTGAATTGACCAAAGTACCATTTATTATTAAGTGGTTGGATGGCGGCAAAGATGCGGGTTTGTGGCACATGACTATCATGCAGCGTATGACGGATGCCCAACATGATGAGATCACGCTGTGGGAAGAAACCATGCAGCCTGTCATGCAGATGATACAACAGATGCCGCGAAAACAAAAAGCTAAAATGCAGAAGCGATTCAACATCATCGGTCTGAAAAATACGAATACGAATCAGGAATCTTTAACAGGATCTCAAATACTTAGCATCGCACTGAATACGGGTAACGAGAGTAATCTGCGGAAAATGATGATGGGTGAGGGTTGGGTCCAATCTGAAGAAGAGGTGAGTTTCGATCATCCCTTGTTACAACAGATCCTGGGTAATATGAGTAAAGAAGATTGGGACATGGTCCAATCAATCTGGGATCGATTGGACAGTCTGTTCCCGTTGATGGACGAAGTGCATTATCAGACATCGGGACTACGTGTCCCAAAGATTGATGCTACTGAAGTCGTGACACCGTATGGAACGTATAAAGGTGGTTATTATCCGATCAAGTACGACACCATGCGAAGCCCGAAGGCTAGTAAATATCAGGCGAAACAGGATGCAATGATAGATAGTATGTTCGATTCCATTGGTCTAATGCGACCAAACGTCCATACCGGGGCCAACATCGGACGTACTGAATACTATGCACCTATTGCAATGGGACTGGATGTCATACCGAACCACCTTCAGGAAGTGATCCACTACATTACTCATTTCGATGCTGTGCGCCAGAGTCATAAGATTCTGAACGATCCTGATATTGTAGATGTGATGACTCGGAAGTTGGGTCACCATGATGTTGCTGAGTTTCGTGAATGGTTAAACCGGATCGCAAAGTCGGGCCATCCTGCACCGAACAAGTCAGCATTTGAACCGTTCATGAGGCGACTACGTTTCGGTATCACAATTGGTACCATGGGCTTCAAAGCATCGACAGGTATCGTACAGGTGCTGGGTCTGTCCACACCATTCGCTAAAATTGGGCGCAAATACTCCATGAAAGCTGTGCGAACCTTGTATAAAAATCCTGCGAAAATTCCAGAGATGTATCGTGAAGCAGCAGCGAAGTCGAAGGTGTTACCACATCGACTGAAGACGTTCGATCGTGAAGTGATGAACGCGTTTAAGACATTAGAGAAAGGTGGAAAAATTGCCAAACTACAGGAAGCTTCCATGAAGCATATTGGTTATATCCAGTTGGCGTTTGGTGACCTACCAACCTGGTATGCAGCGTATTATAAAGAACATGAGAATGCGTTGAACGAGTATGAGAAGTTGGATTCAGGTGATTATCCACAGGACGCACTGGACGATGCTGAATCTCGTGCAGTTATGGCAGCAGACTGGTCTGTCGAGAATTTACAAGGTTCTGGTTCAATTAAGGATCAGGCGCGAATAATGGCGAGTAGTACAGAATTCGTGAAGATGCTCACCATGTTCAGCACTTTCTTTAGTTCACTGTTTGGTATGAACCGTGACCTAATGGAAAACGTCCGTGAGGGTCGTCAGGGTACGAAGGATGTCATCTGGGTGGCGTTGACGTTGTACATGATTCCTGTCTTCGTTGAAATGATGATGCGTGACGGGTTCCCAGATGATGATGAGTTGGAGGATGGATACTGGCAGCAGTATTTGACCAACTTAGTATTGTATCCTGCGGCCAGTGTTCCGTTACTTCGTGACATCGCATCGGCTGTCATGACACCGTTCGGCTTCAATCCTTCACCTGTATTCAGCCTGATTGGTAAAGGTGTGGACGGGGTAGTCGGGGTTGCATCTGGTGATCCGTCAGCGAGTGAACTGAAGAACGCGACAAAGCTTATAGCAGCAGCGGCAGGTATTCCAGGAACGGGTCAAGCATTTGCGTCAGGTGAACATTTGAACGATGTCATGAAGGAAGGTGACGACTTCACAGTGCGTGAGCTTTTATTTGGACCTGAAAAAGACTAAACTATTGAAAACTTGAGGATTGAGCAATGAGTGTAACCAGTCAGAACATTACAGCAGGACCGTACAGTGGTAACGATGTCGCTACTACATTTGCCTATCCATTCAAAATCACTGACAAAACTGAAATCATTGTTGCAGAAACTGACATCAACGGTGTCGAAACCATACTCACTGTTGATGTTGACTTCACCCTCACGGGTATCAATGATAAGAACGGCGGCGACTTCATTCGTACAGCAGGTGCGTTACCCACTGGTTACACATTATACGCTCGTGCTAATTATCTACCAACACAGGAAACTGACTTTGAGTCTCAGGGTGGATTCTTTCCTGATGTTCATGAGTCAGCGATGGATAAGCTGACTAGATTGATTCAGCAGATTATTGATCAGACGGATCGTACCATTAAACTGTCTGACACTCAGGACACAGAAGGTGCTGACTTAACTATCCCTGGTGCAGTAGACCGTGCAACCAAATACCTTTATTTCGATGAGAATGGTGACGTTTTACTAACCACATCATTGGGGTCAAACGTACCCGATCAAGTAGATGAACAAGCAAGTTATCTGGGAACCACTGGGACACAGTTAATTTGGAAAGTGTTGACAGCACTTGCTACCGAGTATGACAACACCGAAACTGGTATGGCAGCGACTACAGTTCAAGCGGCCATCGATGAAATTGATACGATCCTCGATACACTAGGCACAGCCGCTACAGCAGACTTAACAACTGATCAGACTGATACAGTCGGCGTGGTTGACGCGGGGTTGGGTTTTTTTGGGTTTGGTAATGACGTAGTACCCAGTCCCCTTGTGGACTTTGACTCAGACACGCTAAAAAACGGAGTCTACAATGTTGTCGCTGGCACAGATCCAGGGACATACCCAGATGGTGAGGTCGCTGGGTCTGTCTTTTGTTTCGGACGGGCAAAAACACGTCGTTTTCAACTCTTCGCAGCGTATAGTGCAGGCTTTAAGCTATACAAGCGCGGTTATAATGTTGGCGCGTATGAGACATGGAAAGAAATTTGGCACACTGGCAATTTAGACCCAACAGTGGACTCTGGGCTGAATGTCCCGCGACTCATGAAAAACGTCAGCGGTGGTTCGATAGCAAATAACGCCTCTGTTGGTGGCGCTTCACTAGCCTATGCTTTCGGAACAAATGTGGGGGCGCTAGGCGGTGGCGGTACCCCAGTTGGGACATGGGTGGCCGTTCTTGGCAAGAGTTCAATAGCTGCGAATGAATTTGGCTACTTTGTGAGGATAGCATAATGAAAGTATTATTAAACATACGGGAAAACCTTGTCGGAGGCTATGATGCTGATTATTACGCACAAGGGCTAGATGAAAACGATATGCCGATAGGTGATGCCTGGGGATACACGCTGTCCGACGAAGACATTGCCGAGGCCGATTTATCAACTGCCACACTGCTAGATCAGTCTGTTAAAGATGATTACGCAGCACAGCAAGCACAAGAGCTGATAAACACTGAGTCGAAAGCATACCTGGCTTCGACAGATTGGTACGTTATCAGATTTAATGAGATAGCAAAACCGATACCGCAGGATATACTCGATGCGCGGCAGGCTGCAAGGGACGCGATTATATGAGATTTATCAAACTAGCAATATTCTTACATTTCTTTGCACTATTCGCAGCAGTGCTTTCACCGATGCTTCCTGTTTATGCCTGGCTATTGTATTTGGGGTTAGGGTGGTATAAAGCACTCTGGATAAACTGGGGGTTAAGCCTGCTGATCGCGGGGGTTTCTTACACTGCCATTAGGCCGCTATTCAATTTATTTGACAGATGGGATCGCTGGATTGGGTATTGGGCTTCACCGATCTTGAATGTCATATTCAAAACTGTGAACTGGCGCTTCGGTGTGTCGCGTAAAGTGTCTGTTTCAGCAGTTCTAGGCTCAAACCTGGGATTCTGCCCTGTATCTCGATTGTGGGATGGCATTTGGTCGATAGCTGACACAGGTGTAGATGGCGGATGGAATAAGTTAAGATTAAGCTGGATCATCGACGGCTACCCGGATGGCATTAGATCGCATTGTCAAAAAGCATTTGAATCTGAAAACAGAAAGGGACTCTATGATGACTGATGATCCAGTGTTGAATCAACTGATTGTAACTGTACAAAAACAAGACGAACGTATACAAAAACAAGACGAACGTATACAGAAACAAGATGATAGAATTAATGCTTACATTGAACGTGAAGAAGTTGGTACGGCTGCGATGATGAAAGTGTTGCTGTCCATCAATTCACACATTGAATCCCTAAGTATTGACGAACATTCAGAACATCACGATTTTATCAAGTCAAAGATTGATCGTGAGAATGACGCATCACTTTTTTGGCGTGAACAACGATCCAAACTAGCTACTGCGGGAATCTTAGGGGCGACCAGTATTCTACTAGGCGCTGGATGGTTCTTAATTAAATTTTGGATTGCCAACGGGGTGAAAAGCTAATGAGTGTGTTTAAATTATCTGAGACATCGAAAAAACGGCGCAGGGGTGCCAGACCTGAATTGATAGAAATTAGTAACCGCGCTATTCAGATAACCCAGGTTGACTTCGGTCACCCTGAATATGCCGGAGGACGTACAATAAGTGACCAGCAACACCTGTATAGTATCGGCGCATCAAGGGCCGATGGAGTATTAAAGAAATCAGATCATCAGGTAGATGATGTTAAGATTTTCTCTGATGCTCTTGATTTTTACGCTTATGTTAACGGCCGGGCAACATGGAACGAAGGTGATCTAGCTCAAGTCGCTTGTTCTTTTTTTCAAGCCGCCAGTGAGCTAGGGTATCGTATCGAATGGGGTGGGTTATGGACAGACTTTAAAGATTACCCGCATATTAAATTCATTGGGAGTTACTGAAAATGAAACTTGGAAAGAATGTAATCAATTTAGTGCGTAATTTCGCACCTGCGATTGCAGCAGGACTCGGTGGTCCCGTTGCAGGACAAGCAACTCAACATTTGGCAAACCTTCTTGGTAAGCCTGGTGCAAACCAGACTGAACTTGAATCTGCAATCATCGGTGCAACACCTGAACAACTGGCTGATATTAAAGAATCAGATCAGCAGTTTGAGGCACAAATGAAAGCCCTTGACATTGATGTCTATAAATTAGAAGTCGATGATCGGAAAGATGCCCGTGACATGGCGAAGCAAAACATGGTCCCTCAGATGACACTTTCTGTGGTATTCATTGTTGGCTACTTCGGTCTCATGTATCTACTGTTCTTCGGTGAAGTGAACATTGGTGAGAGTATGCGTGACACCGGCAACATTCTAATCGGTGTGATGACTGCTTCCATACCGCAGATCATGTCATTCTGGTTTGGGTCAAGTCACGGATCAAAGTCTAAAGGAAGCTCAACTCCTTTGTAACTTGACCTTGACGATACCTGTCGATGGATTGCTTCAGACCTGCTTCATCTGTTGCTTTTCGTCGAAGTGCATCCAACACAGCTAGATCCAGAGTACCCTCAATCAACAACTGATGCACAATGACAGGCTTCGTTTGTCCGGTCCGTTTCAACCGACCAATCATCTGATAGTAAAACTCCAACGACCACGGTAAACCAAACCACACCAGGATGTGTCCTGTGTCCTGCAGTCCGTCAATACCATGTCCCATTGAATTATGCGAGATGAACACTTCACCTTCGTCATTCCTAATGAGGAACTGATGACGTGGACCGCAGTTCACAAGGTCATAGACGTGTTCTTTCTGGCTTCCCTTCGCCTCACATTCACCTGCCTCATACTCTTCCCGTAAGGTGAGTTTTGAGCATCCAGTACGGCTTCTTCGACTGTCATTCCCTGGTTCAATCGCGTAGTCAACATCATCTTGCTGAAGCCTGAACGACGACACAGTTCTGCTAGATGAATGTCTTCCCCCTGATAAATGAAGCGTCGATTCATTCGCTTGTTGCCTTGTTGTGCAAATGCTGTCACCCAGGTGCAATTCTCTTTTGAGTATGACTTGTTCACATCGATTCGCTCCAGTGTTAAGTCGTCCGAGTAATCTTCGCACATGTCTTCGTAAAAGTTGGGGAACTCCAGCCATCTGTCGCATATTGTTATTCCACGAGCTGCGTAGTTTTGATCCTGCTGATTCAAAGATCGATGCTTCATCCCGCACCAGATTCTCCAGATTCGCGTTCCAGTGAGATTGTGATGCCGATCTTGAACACAGTGTTGACAATGGGTCCGATTCAGTCGATTGTGTTTCACTGCATTCTGGTGAATTATTTTGAACTCGGTCTGACATCTCAAACATCTCACCAACGCCAGGGTCATCACCTTCGTATTGGTATAATGCTTCTGTTCTAACTTCTTCAGAATCTCCAACATTTCGAGCCTCCACCCATTCATCCCCGATAAATAACTTATGGTCTGGTGTCATAGTGATGCCGAAAACATCAGTGACTTCTTTATAACCTGAATAGCTACAACCATCGTGTTCAACAAACTCAACACCATCAAACACCCGATCATTTAGTTTAACATCCATGAGTTTGACCCATCCACACCGTTCAGTCAACACTTGAGTTGATGGATGTAAGCACGCAGGATGACCGATCATTAATCGTATTTTCCCCTGGTTCCAACGCTCCAATGTTGCAGGTAATTGTGCAGTTGGTGTGGTGGTCAAGTTCACCGGGTTGTAATGCTTGTACTTTTTCATGATGCGTTCAGCATCCATTCTGAAAGTGTAACCCAGCAACACAGGTGATCCGGCTGCTTCCTCTAGGATGTCACCCACCGCGTCCAACTTCTCATCATGAACGTGCGACCACTCAGGTTGTCCAGGCTCGTTGTAAGCGGATCCATTGCAGAACTGCAAACACTTGTTGGATACCGATGCACGATTGAACACTTCAATCTCAGTCCCATCATCGAGTCGAGTGAACATATCTTTCTCAATGTCATCATACTGACTACGAACTTTATCTGTAATCTGTATCCAAATGTCGTTGAACTTTACAGGGGGAATGTCCAAATAATCCTCAGCATCCATTTTAATTGTGATGTCAGCAATACGATCTTCGATCATGACCTTACCAACATCAGTCACTTCATGGTTGAACCCCATGTAATCTGCAGAGAAGTAACGATCCCTGAAGTGACTGATGAATTCACCTAATCGTTCGCCACCATCGATAGCCAGATACTGTCCATGAAGATCCAGGTAACCATTGGAAGCAGGTGTCCCAGTCAATCCAGTCTTGTACTTGAAGTGGGGAATGATCTTCTTCCAACCAATGAACTGTGTTTTGGTTTCGTTTGGTTTCCCTTTGTTCATAGTACGCACACCACCCTTCATACGTTGCGCCTGAGCATTCTTCATCTTTGACACTTCATCATAAACACACATCTGCCAAGGGATCTCTTGATTCTGATTTAGGTAGTAGTGTGTCAACTGATTCGACAACCAAGCAAGGTTCTCGTAATTGACCAAGTGGATGTCAGCTTCACGGAACATGGCGCGAAGTCGCTGTTCTGGTGTACCACGGATTACACTGAAGCTGAGATGTTTTGTATGCTCCCACTTCCGAGCTTCCCGCTCCCATACAGCGATGATGACACGAACAGGTCCAACGATGAGACACTTCTTAATCTCACCCATGCGAATGCGATGCTCGATGGTGGTCAACGTGATCGGTGTGTTGTGAGTAACAATATGGTTCCTAGTCACGTAGAGTGAATCAGCAGCACCCACACTGATACAGGTTGACTCTTCCTGATAATCTTCAGGTTCAATCGATTCAATGTATCGTACTGGTTGATACTTCGTTGGTCTAATCCACTTGTCCAATTTTCGTTTCAACTTGAACGGTTCAAGTTCTGACGGAAGTTTTACATTGACACGCCAGCTCGAGCGACCTTCACCATTTTGATACCTTGTGATTCTGGAATCTGACTTTCTAGCAACACCACCTAGTGACTGGGTTAATTCCACAACAGAGTCAGCAAGTGATTCAGAGCTAGATGAGAACTCAACCCCACCACCACAGGTAATTGGTGACCCGTCAGTGTCCAACAATCCTTTCAACAACAAAAGTCGTTGACGTTTTGATCCACGAAGATATATCTCAGGCACAAACTTTTCATGACTCAGTTTACCCATGAGTCCGAGTTCGCGCATGATCTGCTTCACACCTGGTATATAAGTATATCCGGTGTATCCCGATGTCTCGTGTTTCCTAGTGACATTCAAACCAAGATGGCTTCTGATAATCTCAACGTCAGTGCAGACAGTTACACCACTTTTTTCTGAGATGTTGCCGTCACCTAAAATTACACCCATTAAATAAGGACTGACTGGTAGATCAACTGCAATATATGACACTGGTTTTGAAATCAAAGGTATTGACCATTTACGATTAGGACCGGAACGTAAACCTGAGTCAATCAGTTCACGGGTTGTCATCTTCTGGAAACCCTGTTCACGTTTCTTCTGTGTCGCAGTCTGAACCATCCAGATGTGATCCCATCCACAACGAGTCCATGATCCATCATTGAATGTGATTCTGAGAACATCCTTCACACCTTGAGGGTGAACACTTAGAATTTCAGAAGGTGTACCGTTAGAACCGATGACAAACATACCGGGTTTCAGATCACCCATATTAACCCAACCTGATGGTGTTAATACTGGTTCGGAGTTTGGTTGCTCTTTACCCAAACCCATGTCCAACCACAGCATCGACTCATTATGGGTGATTTGGTGGATGATGGCTTTGCGTTGGTACGGAAAGAACTGTTGTGGTTTAAGCATTATTCATCCACCAAGGGGTTATCTGTTACAAAAGTAAGTACATCCTCATTAACTTCATTCTCGTAGGGCCACAAACCAGATTCAACCCATACGTCAACACTAGGATAAGCGCAATCCGCAGCGTGTTCTTTGTGAATGTTGCAATAAAAATCATCGCAATCAGGGTAAGGTGTCCAACATGTAACGCTCATAAGAAACTCAACTTCTCAAAAGGTGATTGATTAAGAATGTGGGTAATCACATCAACAGTCCAGCCGTTGCCTAGCATCTTATAACGCTGGGAGTTGCTAACGTGGTTTGTGTAATTATCGGGTACTGTTTGAAGTCGTTCGCATTCGATAGGTGTTAGTTTTCTATATTGAGCACCCTTTAATGCTCGTATTGTCTGCATTATGACCAGGTTATCTTTCTGAACGGTTGTGATAGTTCCAGTTTTATCATCTTCTCTTATTTCTATCCTCTGGATCGGTTTAATGTCCCTCCTGTCATCTGCTCGTTTACCAGTGACAGGGTCAATCCGCCTTCCTATCATTGATCCGCATTTTATCATTGTTCGCTGGCCGTGATTATCAACGCCCTTAAAATAATTAGCATCGAGACACATTCCTTTTACGTCTCTTGAGTGCCATTCACCTTTATTTTTAATCCATCCCGTTCCTTCGCCTTCGAGAACATCGGCTAACAAAATACCTTTATCTTTTGGCTGTTCAATATTCCAACTTGCCCAATAATACCGTTGACGATTCTGTGCCGATACTAATGCGGAATTAATGAACACAGGTTCAACACCACTATATTCAGAAATAACGTCCAGGTGTTCCTTTTTCATCTTCACATTCTCAAGTAGAAACTGAACATCAGGATTGACTGATTGAATGTGATTCAGAATGTCAATGTAAACAAAAAACAGTTTGGAACGTGGATCATCAAATGCCAATTGCTTCCCTGCAAAGCTAAAACCCTGACAGGGTGAACCACCAATCAAAAGATCAATCGATGACCAGTCAATGTTCCAATCTTTCCACCCGGCAACATCACCCATTTGTTGCGTATCGGGGAAATTGGCTTGAGTAACAGCTATCGCGTACTTATCCAGTTCACTGGCGTAATACTTACTGTATGAGATACCGGATTGACGCAGCGCTAATTGACCGCAACTCATACCATCAAATAAGCTCAATACATTAATCATGAAACACTCTCCACAAATTGTTCAACATCCTTCTCACCATACAAACACTGCACCAACGCACCATGAGATCGAAGCGTCTCGGCTTCACGCTGTTGACGAACGGTGAGTGAACCCCTCATCGTCTTCACTTCAACAAAATAAACTTTGTCATTGATGAAGACGATCCGATCCGGTACACCAACGCGACCAGGTGATGTCCACTTGCGAGTTGTACCACCTGCTTCGGTGATGAGTTTGTGCAGGTGCTTCTCAACTTGAGCTTCAGTCCACATTGTAATTCTCCAACCAGTGAATTGCTGCACCACGAATGCGTGATGGGAACTTGATACCGAAACCGGACCCACTGAAAAAGTGAGACATTCTGGTCAAGTATCTGTGCCGATGTTCCCACAGGAAATAGTTGTCCAACAATCGTTTACTGGCGTAATCAAATTGAGAATCCGACCAAGGCGGATCCATGTCACATTCATAATACAAGAAAGAACACATGAGCCATCGCGCATACAGCAACGATAGACTCATTGTCTCCACGTTTTCATTAACCATGACGACGAACGGATCCACGACCTAATGCGCCATCGTTGGATAGCTGCAACTTCACAGATTCCTTCTTGGCCTTATTGATCGAGTCGAACTGCTTTATCTGACCAGTCTCAACATCTTCAATCATGCGATCCTTACGTCCATACTTCGGTTCTTTCAATGCTGTCATCTTATTGCTCCTTGCTTCTAACAATTGACATAACTAAAATGTCAGAGTTTTCGAGTTTTATTTCCCAAGATGTGCTGCTCTTTCCCGAGTCATTCATTTTCATTTCACCGATTATCGCTATAGCTTTTACGACTTCTTCTTCAAGCCCTTCAGGACCCAAGCCTTTACTTTTCGCAAAATCCATCCACTCTGCACCAGTTATCATTTCCAGTTTCTCCTAGATCGTCTTTTATACTCAGTTTGAGCCTGAATAACTACAGTCACCAGGAACCAGATCACAAGAGGTAATATAACAAAGAACCAGTTCCAATCGATGTATCCTGTCAGCTTCAAGATGATGAATATTAGAGTTAAAGCAGATAAAAATGACATAATTTATTTCCTCAGTTGTTTGGTTTTAAAGTTTCACACCCATTTGGACATAGATAGCAGTGTGAGGTTCATTCGCTCCACCCCATTTGAAATCGAACGTGGCACTCGAATTTGAATCAGCAGGTAACATCATCTTGACGTTATTGTTGAGCGTCCCTAGTGCTTTAGATATACGAGGAAGGTCTGCTAAGTATTTTGTACTAACACCCCAGAAACAATCTTCAGGGTGAGCTTCGCGGGGTATAACGCGGTTCCAGTCTGGAAAATTACCATCAATAACGGTTATAGGAAATATCCCCATATTCCAGTCCATTGTTCCAGTCCATTGTTCCAAGTTCAAATCCACTGTTATATTGTCATCGGGCAACCTTGCAGGAATGGTACTAGGTGGTCTGCTTAGTATCACACCACGTTCAGGGAAGTCTTCAGGTAGTTCAACACCTATACACATTGCTATCAAACGGTGACCATCTGTGGCAATTATGTCACCAGCCTTTGAGATGAACACACCATTAAGATAGTAACGAACGTCTTGCTTTGCTGCCACAATGAATGCAGCCCTTAATGCTGCTGCTGGTAGTATTAGTTTCATCGTTCAGATTCCTCAGTTGTTTTGTTTTTTTAATTGACACTGGTATCTTAGTAAACTGTGAACACAGTGTCAACACTTTTGTATCACATTAACGGATCGACCAGCTTATGTGCTTCACGAATGTACCATTCAAACTCTATGTCATCCGGGTTCGCATCCTTAATGTCATTGCAGATAGTCGTCTTGTAACCCTTGTTGATGGCGAACTGGCGTTCCTCATCCTTACCTGCGAGTGGTGGCATTATTTTAAACAGATCTACACCTGTCATACTGATCATGTAGCGTGAGAGGTTCTGTTCAACCTGACGTTTACCGTAATAATCCTCAGACTCTAATCGACCGGTTCTAGGGATCTTCGCACGAAGCATGAAGTCAAAGATGTTATCATGTGCCTCAATGAACTCACGAATGTTCTCACCACGAACTAGCGCCGCTTCAGCAGCCTTTGGTACAACCAATGCTGAGTGGTTTTGATGCCAGCCTAAATGATATTGGTAAGTACCCTTACGTTTTATTTTCATCTTTCAATACCTTTTTCCATTTGAAACCGTATATTCTTTTCTTATAACCGTTACATACTGAATAAATGTTCTGCCATTTCCATTCAGGATTTACTTTAATAATATCTTCAACTGATGGCCAAATTTTAACCAGCGATCCGTCCTCATTGAGTTGGTGAAAATTGTACTTCTGTTTGGATTTTGAAACCTTACGACTCATTCTTTCCTTAATGTCTGGGTTATCCTTCCAGAACTTTGAAGTAATTTCCCCTTTCCTTTTCCGTACATCCTCGGTTATACCGTCTGTACCATCTATGTGCTGTTGTCTTTTTATTTCAGACATTCGTTGTTTTTGTTCAGGTGACCAGTTGTTTCCGAAGTTCGGATTATTTTCACCTCGCACTTGAGCTGATTTTAGTTTCCTTGTTTCAGGATGAACTATCATTCCTGTAGAAGTATCCCGTCTTAAATTGTAACCAGTATTACAGGTGTCAAAATGATCCATCCAATATAATTCACGTTCACCGATTAATCTTTCATCAACTGAATCAAATGTTTCCAGAACACCTGTTTCAAATGAACCCCATCCATACTTCTGAACGGCAGCATGAAGGTATCTGTTAATGGATTTCAAGGAAGGGTTCTTTTTTCTAAGATTACATTTGTGACTACTGATCCGATGTTCAATATTCACAGACTTACCTACATACATTTTCCCACTGACAGAGTGTTCAATGAAATAAATACCAATAGTCATTCCTGAACACCGATGTAATTATTACAGTCACGTTGAAATAAAGACACGTATTCATCCGTTTCCAATTCCAGCTTGGTCAAAACTTCCCACTGCGTACATATCATATCCACTAGCGGTTTCTGCTTTCGTGGATAATAGATTGCAACACCATCAGTATTTACTTGAATCATCTGTAAACCGTCCACTCTCATGAGATTTTCGGATAACATACATAATAACAACTGACCATTGATTGTGATTTGCATCGCGTACTGCGGATCGAACAGTGGTGAGTATTTGGAGTTGGTGTCACCGAAGGTTCCGTTCAACGCCAGCTTCAGTGCAGCGTTTTCAGTGGTTCCTTTTGCATGCCTTCTACGCTCATTGAATAATTCTTCGTAAACATCGCAAAAAACTTCACCCAGGTGTGCCGGGTGGATCCGATTCGCAATAGCTAAACTAGGATAATAGCTTACAACGTCTCTCATTTCCACAGTATAATCTTCATCGCTTCGCCATATCGAATTATCTACCGCACCGTGAATGCCACCCGTACCAAAGTCGAAGTCGAAGCCGTTGACCGTGGCGGTGAGGTTTTTGAACACACCTTTGGTTTCAACGATCACCTGGCTCTTGAGATATGCAAGCACTCGATTCAATTCGGGATGGTCAAATTTTACATAATCAAAAATAACATCGTTCAGTGCAATACTGTCACGAATTGTCTGACGTTTAGTTCGTGTACCTGGCTCGTAACATGAACCCGGTGAACGCTTCTGCAGTTCATCAATGAAGTGTTCTTTACCTATTTTTGTGGCATTGTGGTTGAGAATATTCTTTCCCCACATTCCGCTTAACTCTTCACGAAACTTAATCTCACCAATAGACTCGTCATAAAACCTCAGTGTTTCATCCGTGTCATGAATGTTATATGCAATGATTTCATCCATCTCAGTGAAGGTGACAATTTTATCAAACGGAACCGTTGACTCCATCACTGAATCAGATCTCATGTTGAATTGCAGCTCCTTCAATGATGTTGATCGTGCCATATTGTCGAAGTGGTGAAGCATGAACAGATCGATCTGCGGGACTACATGATCATCATCCCAGACACGATGCTGGAAGCGTTGGTTCCATGCTGTACCCAGGATCTCCTTCGACTTCCGATAGATGGTCAACGCATTAACCTGGTCGCGTGGTTGACGCATGATCCAGTGTAGTATCGGGTAATCGTAACCCATGTTATTAAAACCAACGTGTCGATCACCTTGTCCTGCACACCAGTTCATGAAGTTTAAAAAAGCATCCACATCATTTCTACGCCAGCTTATTTCAAACAGCTTCTGATCATCGGCTGTGGCGTTGGTAGCATAGAAGCTGAAAAAGTTCGGGAACGATTCAATGTCGTAGATCCAGTCACTCATGTTAAATCCTCAGAATCAAAAAAAAAAAGCACCCGAAGGTGCTATCACTTTGACTAAAATTTTAGATCATCAGACCTTCAGCACGAAGCTGTACATCAGTCCAACCTGCAGTCTGATATGCTTCATAGGTGACACCCGCAGCCTTCGGTGTCATCTGTGGTCCAGCAGGAGCAGCAGGAGCAGCAGGAGCAGCAGGAGCAGCAGGAGCAGCAGGAGCAGCAGGAGCAGCAGGAGCAGCAGGAGCAGCAGGAGCAGTTCCAACATTACCGAACATGCCTTCAACCGATGGTTTGCCTGTTAGGTTACCAAACTGACCCATCTTACCCGTAGTCATTACACCGTTCAGCCAGCCGCCAACACCACCTTTACCTTTAGTGTACCCAGAGATGCCAAGGTGTACCCAGACAATTGTACCTGATGGTACGGCTGATGGGTCAATGATTGGCTGATGGACCATATCTACAACGGCAGGTTTATCTGCTGCTTTTGCAGTGAAAGATAGAACATACCATCCACTCATGCGCGGGTCGTAGTATTCTTTACCCTGAAACTTCGCATCATACGGACCGAAACAAGATTCACTGGCTGCCGGGAACCCTGATGGGAACGTGTTCTGTTTTGCAGTATTCACTTCGGCTTCGATAACAGCAATCTGCGGGTCTCCTGGTGGTAGTAACAACGTACCAGAAAACTTAGGCTCATCGGACCCCTTCGGCTTCTCAGCAGTGAAGATGTGTGCAAAACTTAAAATACCTTTAATAGCTGGCATGATTTTTATTCCTCAGTTATAAAAATGTAATTTGTGGTGCTGCAGGTGCTGCAGGTGCTGCAGGTACATCCGGTACTGTGGATGTTGCAGCAGGTGCTGTGGATGGTGCTACTGGTACTACCGGTACATCTGCAAACATCTCACTAGCGGACTTCTCCACTTTAGTGTTCGACTTCACTACTGTGGGCTTTCCGGCAACATGAGCGATCATCTCAGATTTAATTCGCGCCTTCTGTTTATCAGTCAGTCCAGGCAGCTTCAGTGCTTGAGCAGGTGATATGAACTTTGCGGGGTAGATGTCAGCCTTTTTAACACGCAGACCAGTCAATTTCTTTGCAATGACTTCTTCATCATCGGACCATTTACTTGACCCGCGACTGGAACCCATCGCATATCCCGTAATTGTTTTACCCGCCTCTAATCGTGACTGTGCTTCATCACCGACCTGTTTAAGCATTTCAGTGATAATTTCTTTCGCGTCCAGTATTTGTGCAATTTGGTCATCAGTCATGTCCACAGGTGCAATTTGACCGGAACTCAGTGTCTGCAAGGCAGAACCACCTTCGGTACTCATTATCATGTTATTGATTCCTTCCAGAGCTTCAGCAGTTCTGGCGTTACAGTTTGGTTTGTGTAAACACCATTGGCAGTGCTTTCCTGCATACAACGGCGCGTTTACGTCATCAGTTTTACGTGCTGACTCAGCTTGTCGATAACCATGTTCGATTATGTCACTTGTCTTATACTCAACGTAACGAATCGGCGTGCCTGTTTTCGGTTGAATAATGGTGTTTCGTACTGTGTGATAACAGTCAGGAACCATTTCAAAATCTTCCAACATCTGACCCAGACCGTAATCTTTCAGTTGGTCGTTGTCTTTTTCACTAACATAGCCGCGACCGTCTTTATAGTCAGCAATTTCCAGGATACCGTCACCACGAATCGTGATGTCACACGTTCCCCACCAATCTTTTCGACCAAAGAATCTGCCAGGACAGGTACGTTGTTCAGCACTTACGTGATCGATGGTTACACCCAGCTCACCCAATCGGCGTTCGACATAACACAAAGCCATCTCAACCCTGTCACATCGATCCTGTTTGACGATCCATCCTTCCGGTTTATCATTGTGATCTTCACCGATGATTCGACCCATGTACTCTTCAGCGTAGGGGCGAACTTCTGTCTCCTTCCACTGAATCAACAACAGTTCGAGTAGTAGATGTGATCCTGTCCCGTCAATTGCGGCAGCACTACTTTCATCAGTATACCCTGCTTCTTCCTGGACAGATCCTGGACAGAATCTCCATCGCGGTGATGAACAACCAAGCCGAGCGTGTTCACCTTCAAACGCAATGTCTTTCAACGGGATGATGTTTAAACCGTGAAGGTTCGTCATGGTTACGCCCCCGGGACCAACGCATTGACATCAGCAGCCAGTGCAGCGAATTTTGACGGATCCAGTGTCGTTAATGATTGGGCAGCATAGGTCACGTTGAGTAGTTGCATCACGGCTGCACCCTGATCACCCATCTCGACAGCTTTCTTCATCATGATGTCATTCAAGAGTTCAGGAGTCAGTTTTTCATTAGATGTCACAGGAGCTGAAACTGTGTCAACTGTACAGTAACCGTGATCGATCATCATATCCACTGTCCAACCTTTATCAGTGAACGACTCGAACGATGCACCTGCTGCTTTTTTAGTCATGGTGTACGCTGGTTCAACAGGAGTAGATACAGCCTCCTTCTCAGGAGTAACAGCAGGTGCTTTTTTAGCAGGTGCTTTTTCTACAACCGACTCTGTTGTTACTACACCAGCTTGAGCCTTTAGTATCTCAGTCAACGCCAGAACTGCTGCAGTGTTTTCAGTCAATAATGTTTCAATCGACATTATAGATCCCCTTTTGTTTATCATGAATTTGGATGGTGACACGATCATCAATGGTGGCTTGCATAAGCTCACGGATCATATCGTTGTGGTCTTTGCCCAGGTCCATACGACACTTGTCGCGGAACTGTTGAAGTAGCTGAACTGACATGCGAACGTGCATGGTTTCAGTCTCCTTCTTCTCTTGTTTATCTGACATTGCTTTTCCCCAATCGTTATAGTTTATTTGTTCAACGATGAGAAGTGTAGAGCACAGTTGCACACGTTGTCAACACGTTTGTTAAATGTTTTTTTAACAGTTGTGTAACATGTATTTTATGATAGACTAATAAGTCTTGAAGAAAAGAAACCCCACCGAAGTAGGGTAAAGGTCAATTACAATTTCTGAGGAATCATTCATGACAAGTAAGATAATATCACAGGTGTCTCTATGATTAAAGTAACTAATCAAGAGTTCCTAGATGCCATCTTTGGGGACCTGGCTGACTGGGTGCATGTCACCGACTTCCCCGATGACCCGTCAAACATTGCCCCAGAAAGGAGAATGCGGTGTTGGTCCGGTAATTATTATTCACGTTATGTTATGACAGAGGGTACGAATCAATACTTCACCATCTCCCAGTTTTGGTCAGAAGATGACAAAGCCAGAAGACGGAAGGCATTATTCCGACAGACACACTGTCTAGTTTTGGATGATGTGCGTGAAAAGCTGTCACATGTTGTAGCACGGAGGCTTCCTAAACCAACATGGATAATGGAAACCAGCCGTGGCTCGGAACAATGGGGTTACATTTTAGAGACACCTGAGATAGATCGACATCGTATTGACAACCTCAATGACGGTCTGATCGCATCTGACCTTGCCCCATCAGGTAAAGATCCTGGTCAACGTGGTGTCACCCGGTACGTTCGACTACCCGAAGGTGTGAACACAAAACAGAAAAAACTGAATGCTGACGGGACACCATGGAAATGTCGCATGTTGGAGTGGGAACCTGATTCTCGTGTCAGTATTGAATCGCTGGCTGAAGTATTTAACATTGATCTGGATGCCGAGCGTAGAGATTCGGTTGTCGATGGTGCTGCAGAAGTGCCTGATCATCCATTATTACACATCCCTGAGTTGATCCAAGTCAAAGGATCGTTAAGTAAAGGACGTTTTGATGTAAAATGTCCGTGGGTACATGAGCATACCGGGCAAGCTGATGACGGTGCAGCGATCTTCACCAACTCGGACGGATCTATTGGATTCAAATGTCATCACGGTGTCTGTGAGACTCGGACGGGTCGTGACCTGATGTCGTATATTGAGGAAGAGAAGCCTGGTTTTCAGGAGCAGTTCAAAGCCTGGAACTTCATGCACAATATGAAAGAGATCAGTGTTCCATCTATCCCGGTTCCACCTACTGTTGCACCACCTCCACCGATTCCTAACTTCCTCGAACCACAGCCGACATCAGTTGCGCCACCTCCCCCGATTCTACAAGCGAGTCCGGACCAGGATATAGGATATGAGGACATGATTAAACAGATCGGTCGTCAACCCATTGGTCAGGTTAAGAACGGACAGGCATACGAATTCCTGAAGATGATTGATGATCTGGACCACGGTACACGTATCATGTACTGGAATGATCTGCGTGACATTATGCACTGGTCCAAGACAGACCTTACTGCAGTGATAGAGCAGCAGCGAAAAAAGTGGTATAAGCGTGAAGGCGGTGATACCAGTTTCTATCGTGATTATGTTTATGTTGCTGAACAAAACCAATACTACTCAGCAACCAAACGACAATTTTTGAGTGTTGATTCATTCCGTAATGCGTACTGTCACATTGATTCGGATGTACACACTGAAGCGTTGGTGGAGGGTCGTGTTGAGAAAGTGGACCGCTACGATTACCTCCCAGGTATGCCGAATATTTTTACTGAGAAGGGTATTCGTCATGTCAATGGCTTCGTTGGTATTGATCCACAACCGATCAAGGGTGATGTCGCTCGCTGGTTGAATCATTTTGAAGTGTTGGGTTGGGAAAAGGAACGTGACCATATTTTGAAGTGGATGGCACACACTATTCGACACCCTGAAATCAAGATCAATCACATGATTCTATTAGCAGGTGGTGAGGGAGTCGGTAAAGATTTCCTATTGTACCCCATGTTTCAGGCTCTAGCAGGTGAACATCGTGTCATTGATGGACATGATCTGATCGGTGGCTTTAATGACTACCTAATCGGTGTGAAGAATTTACACATTAACGAACTTGAGATGGGTGATCACCGGGAAGCTAGGGCAGTCACCAATAAATTGAAGCCTTACTGTACAGCACCACCTATGACGCTTTCTGTAAATCCAAAAGGTACAAAGGGTATGCAGATTCGCAACTTGATCAATGTATCTGGCTGCTCAAACTCAGCACTCCCTATGTCGATCAGTGGTGACACTAGACGATTCTTTGCTGTGTGGACTGACATGATTATGCGTGACCCGGTTACTCGACAACTGTTGCCCGGTTGGGGGGAATACTGGGGTGCGTTGTGGCACTGGATGATTTCCTGTGAGGGTTGGAAAGCCTGCACCGATTATCTATTAACCCGGGTAGATCTATCTGATTTTAACCCAGCAGCTCCACCACACGTAACCGACTTCGTTCGTGATATGCAAGATGCTTCGGCTGATCCTATAGGTAACATTATTCGCGAGCTAGTGGATCTTGAGATGGGGTCGTTTCAGTCAGACATCATGACCAGTGAGGATGTCTATCATGCGTTGAAGATCTCAGCACAGATGATGAACTTATCTAACACTGTGAATCGGATCCCGTCAGCAGCAACATTGGGTAAGATTCTGAGACAGGAGAAGTTGGCAGTATTGCGTCGATGCACTGCAGGTAAAAAGGAGTATCGACTTTGGATCCTGCGTGATCGTGAGAAGTACGAAAAGATGCCTGGTAATGAGATTGTGAAAAAGTATTTACTCTCAATGGAACAGATCCGTAATTCAGGTGAGCTACAGATTATCGAAGGCGGGTTGAAGGAAGCGTGACACAACTGCGTTGACAATGTGGTCACAAAAGACTATTCTAAATTGGAACAAATAACTGAGGAATAACTGATGACTATTGTAGGAAAAACAAAAGAAGCTCATGTGATTCAACTTATAGAATTGCAGCAATCCGATACTGCTTTTGAGATTGCATTTCATGAAGATGATGTCGTGAAATCAATGTTGGTCTATAAAATTATCGACATTGATGAATTCAGGCTCCTGTTTAAAAATGAGCATGGTCAACTTAAAACGGTCATTATTGCTAAAATTGAATCTGTGAATGTTGTTGAAGAGTCTCTTGAACCCGATGAGAATCTTATCCGTGGAAACCCTATATTCCAAGATATTCCATTTAAACCTGCTGGGGTCAAAGCACCTACAGCGACAGATGTTCAGGATAAGTGTGAAGAACACTCTAAGCACATTCGAGATGTTATGTCGGACTTCGTTAGTCCGGATAAAGGTAAACAATCTCGATACCAGGATAGCCAAGGTGAAGACTGGATTGATGAGTTCGCTCGCACCAGTACAGATGAAGAATTTCGCGGTGCAATGCGGTTCACCATCGGTAAGTACAATCGTCGCATGGGTAAGAAAGACGATGTTGTGAAAGAGATTGAGAAAATGCGCGATTATTGTGGTCGCTGGCTAACTATCGAGGAATCAAAATGAAATCAGTAAAAAAGAATGAAGTTGAAAAGCACAATGAAGCGTATGAGAAAAAGGAAAAAGTCGAACAAGTATTCTCTGGAACTCAGCAGGACCCTAGCTTCCGGGATGCCAATAATGACATCCTGATTGAGAGTGTGAGTGATCACATGGAGACCAACGGGTTGAGTGACACGATGCGTATGTTAAACGAACTGGTGACTCGAACGCTTGCACCGTTCATGCTGGCTCAAGGTCAGACTGAGGTGAAGCATAAGGTGAGCAACGGTATGGAAATTACTTTCAATATATCTCCTGAAGTTGTTGCTGACTTTCAAATACAATCCGCAAAGAAAAAAGGGATGAAAGTTCAATGAATAACGAAATAGCGAGTATCAACGGTGTAGCTCTATCTGATCACAATAATGTTATCGAGTGGGCGCGTGATCGAGGTATTCTAACCAAAGGTACGCCAATAGCTCAGGCTCGTAAAGTGGTCGAAGAAGCCGGTGAAGTTCTGGAAGCGGTTGCTGCATTAGAACACGCCGATACAGGTGAACAGTATGAACAGCTCCTGGGTGATGTTGAAATGGAAATTGGAGATACTCTAACCACTTTGATTATTGAGTGCCACCTTCTCGGATTGAACATTGACCGTTGTCTGAATAAAGCCTACGTGAAGATCAATGGTCGGTCTGGTGATATGAAGAATGGTCAATTTGTCAGGAAACGATAATTTTATTTAGAGGGGTAATATGCTATGGGTCAAGGCGAGGCGTTGATAGAACTTGTTAAATTTATGCTTGAAAAAGACAGCTATCCCGAAGAAATGGCGTGGCGAATAGAAGAGTTTTATCGAAGCATTAAAGATGATGAAACCCCCAGGATGACGCTTGCTAATGCAAGAAATATCGGATTTCAGTCCACATAATTCAGCATAGAGGAGTAATACATTATGAACGATTCAATAGTAACAGAGCAGAAACCTCACTGAAAAAGGAAACCCGCTCATTGGCGGGTTTTATTTTGTCTACAATTTAATCATCATCATCATCATTTATTAACTTTATAAACGTGTACTTTACAAGTTAAGCTGCGGGATTCTGTACTAACGAATCGACTCACGACTGTTGATACAATCCACCCGTGATCTAGTAAGAACCAGATATGTGACCAAAGTGTTCGCTTACTCATGTTCGTTCGCTTCATTAGTTCAACAATCGACAATGTATCGTATCGCTTGATGAGATTGTACACAATCCAACCGTTCTTTGATGGCATTGCCTCCTTCAATTCAACAAAATTATCTAAGACAAACTGTCTCTGTTCGGTTGTGAAGTGTGGTGGTTTCGTTCTTCGTTGATATACCATTAACTTTACTCCATTAGGCTCATGAGGAAGATAAGGGTGGGGGAAACGATCATTCCAAATACGAAACATTGTATAGCTGGATGATCGTTCACTTCGTCCCAGTCAATTTTCATTAGACTATACCCCACATTGTTTTTAAATCTGCTGTTATTTTTGGCTGAGTAGCTTTCGTATTTTTTCCTCAGTTGCCTCATAGATTAAATGTACAAAATCCCTATCAGGCGACATTGGTATGTTCATTGTACCCACAAGTTCACGGATACGGACGTATGCAGCAGACGTTTTATGTTCTTCGGCAGTCATAAGATCAAGCATCAGCTTGAGCTCAGTGTACTTTTTTACCAATACGTCATGATCATACTCAAGGTCAGCAAGTAATTTTTCGTTACTCTTACTCTTTACTATCAAGTCTATGACATCAGAATACTCAACCAAGTGACCCGTTTCAGAGCCCTTAATCATTCCATACTCTATATCGTACCTTTGTAGTTGGGTCATTTTAGTTCTCCATTAAGTTTTATTTCCGCTTCTTCTTCCGTACGGTGTAAAAACGTAGTGATACGTTTCTCTAAGTGCCACCATGATTCAGTAGTGACGAATGTTTGATTATCTCGTGTTGCCTGGTAACCCTCATCAGTTTGAACTAACTCCCAACCTTGAGCGGTTAATCTCCATTGTGCCAGATCGTGCTGCAACGCTGCTTTCTCAAGGAGTATACGATTGATAGCTTTCTCTTTACGATCGATGGTTTTTTCCTGTGAGATGATAAGTGCATCCTGCGTTCGGATAGTTTCTTCCATTACTTGAATCATTGCTGTTGAGTCTTTCATGATGCTTCTCCTAACAGTAGAGAGTGATTAGTGTTTGTTCAACACCAGCGACAGCGTGTTCATCACAACTGTGGCACTGATGCCCTTCAGCATCCGGTTCGACACCAGACTGTAACTCACCACATACCAGGCAGATACCCTGACCTGACATCTCTTCCAATACGGTGAACGGGTCTTGCTCGGCTTCTTCTGCAATGTACTTTAGTTGGGATAGTGCTGCTTCAGATATTTTCATGATGCTTCTCCTGGTGACATAGTAATAATCTGCTTCAAAGTGTCTTTCCACTTGGTCCAGAACTCAAGTGCACCGCTATCCATGTCGGCAATGGTGTCATCGTCAAACGCGAACCACTCTTCAATGGTGTGTCGCTGACAACCGATTTGAAGCATTGTGTCAGTGTATGTGATCATCCAGGTCTCAAGCTGTAGTGACTTTACTTGTTCCATGTTACCAATGGTATCGAATAGATCAGCACCGGTTAGATTGGCACCGGTTAGATTGGCACCGAATAGATTAGCACCGGTGAGATTGGCACCGAATAGATCGACACCGGTTAGATTGGCACCGGTTAGATTGGCATCGCGTAAATTAGCATCGCGTAAATTAGCATCGCGTAAATTAGCAATGTGTAGATCAGCATCGTATAGATCGACACCGG